GGCAGTAATGGTCAAGTTCTTAGTACAAATGGAAGTGGAAATTTAAGTTGGGTATCAATTAGTTCATCAAGTATTAGTAATGGCAATAGTAACGTATCAATACCTGCAGCCAATGGCAACGTTAATATTAGTTCAGCAGGTAATGCTAATATTGTTGTTGTAACAGGTACGGGTGCTAATGTTACAGGAACATTAAATGTTTCAGGTAACGCAAATGTAGGAAATATTGGTACTACAGGACTTATAGCTACAGGCGTATCGAACTTAGGACCTGTTGGCAACGTAATTATTACAGGTGGCAGTAATGGTCAAGTTCTTAGTACAAATGGAAGTGGAAATTTAAGTTGGGTATCATTTAGTTCCTCAAGTATTAGTAATGGTAATAGTAATGTGTCTATACCTGCTGCAAATGGTAATGTAAACATTAGTTCAGCGGGTAATGCCAATGTAGTTGTTGTTACAGGCAATGGTGTAAATGTTACAGGTACGTTAAATGCAACAAGTATTGTTACAGGCGGGGGTTCAGGCGGTAATATTACAGGGGTTAATGTTCTCAGTGCCAATACTGTTAATGCTGCGGTAGCTTTAAATGTAGCAGGTGTATCTAATCTTGGCTCTAATGCTAACGTAATTATTACAGGTGGAAGTAATGGACAATTTTTATCCACTAATGGTAGTGGAAACTTAAGTTGGGTTACCTTAAGTGCAAGTGGTATTAGCAATGGCAACAGTAATGTCAGCATACCTGCTGCTAACGGTAATATTACTATGTCAGTAGGGGGTACTGCAAATGTCATAGTTGTTACTACTTCAGGAATAACTGCGGGAGCAGGATCAGGTGGAAATATTAGCGGTGCTAATGTAGTTAGTGCTAATACAGGTAATTTCAGTGCAAACGTAACTGCTTCATATTTCTTAGGTAATGGTAGTCAATTAACGGGTTTGCCAAGTGGAACAAGTGTTTCAAATGGTAATAGTAATGTAAATATACCTGCAGCTAATGGTAATGTTAATATTAGCGTAGCGGGTAATTCTAACATATTAGTTGTTACAGGAATTGGTGCAAATATTGCAGGTACGATTACTGCATCTAATGCTAACTTAGGCAATACGGTAACAGCTAATTATTTAACAGGCACATTGACTACTGCTTCTCAACCAAATATAACAAGTATTGGAATATTATCAAATTTAACAACAACAGGTAATATAGTTGTAGGTAATGGATTTACAATATCAGCAGGTGGTGCCAATATAACAGGAAATGTATCAATAACAGGTAATATGACTATTAGTGGTAATTTAAATTATTCTAATGTAACTGATTTAGTTGTTGGCGATCCGTTGATATTTATTGGTGCTAATAATTCAGGTGATACTGTAGATTTAGGATTTGTTGGCGAATATAATGATGGTGCTGAAAAATTCACAGGATTTGCACGAGATGCTAGTGACGCTAACCGTACATGGAAATTATTTACAGATTTAGCTGTACAACCAAATACTATTATTGACTTTGCTAATGCAACTTTAGCTCCGTTGGCAGTAGGTTCTTTAAGTGTATCAGGAGTATCAAATCTTGGTGCAGTGGGTAATGTAATTATTACGGGGGGCAGTAACGGTCAAGTACTCAGTACAAATGGTAGTGGTAATTTAAGTTGGACAACAATTAACACAAGTAGTATTAGTAATGGCAATAGCAATGTCAGCATACCTGCTGCAAATGGAAATATTACTATGTCAGTTGGGGGTACTGCAAATGTAATAGTTGTTACTACTTCAGGAATAACTGCAGGGGCAGGATCAGGTGGAAATATTAGTGGTGCAAATGTAATTAGTGCTAATACATTGAATGTTTCTACTACACTGAATATAGCAGGTGTATCAAACCTTGGTTCAGTAGGCAATGTCATTATTACAGGTGGTAGTAATGGACAGGTATTAAGCACAAATGGAAGTGGAAATTTAAGTTGGGTATCAATTAGTTCATCAAGTATTAGTAATGGCAATAGTAATGTGTCTATACCTGCTGCTAATGGGAACGTTAATATTAGTTCAGCAGGTAACGCTAATGTTGTTGTTGTAACAGGTACAGGTGTAAATGTCTCAGGTACATTAACTGCATTAAGTATTGTAGCAGGTGGTGGAACAGGCGGTAATGTTTCAGGGGTAAATGTTCTCAGTGCCAATACAGTAAATGCAGCAACTGCGTTAAATGTGGCAGGTGTATCAAATCTTGGTGCAGTAGGCAATGTAATTATTACAGGTGGCAGTAATGGTCAAGTTCTTAGTACAAATGGCAGCGGAAATTTAAGCTGGGTATCATTTAGTTCATCAAGTATTAATAATGGCAATAGTAACGTATCGATACCTACTGCAGATGGAAATATTAATTTAAGTGCATCAGGCAATGCCAACGTGGTTGTTGTATCAGGTACAGGCGTTAATGTCGCAGGTACATTAACTGCATCAAATCTAGTGACAGGTGCAGGATCAGGTGGAAATATTAGCGGTGCTAATATAATTAGTGCTAATACGATGAATGTTGCGATTACACTGAATGTAGCAGGTGTATCAAATCTTGGTGCAGTAGGTAATGTTATTATTACAGGTGGTAGTAATGGTCAAGTACTTAGCACCAATGGTAGCGGTAATTTAAGTTGGACAACAATTAGCACAAGTAGTATTAGTAATGGCAATAGTAACGTATCAATACCTGCAGCCAATGGCAACGTTAATATTAGTTCAGCAGGTAATGCTAATGTATTAGTTGTTTCAGGTGCGGGTATAAGTGTAGCAGGAATATCAAATCTTGGTGCAGTTGGTAATGTCATTATTACAGGCGGTAGTAATGGTCAAATTTTAACAACAAATGGCAGTGGTAATTTAAGTTGGACAACAATTAGCACAAGTAGTATCAGCAATGGCAATAGTAATGTATCAATACCTGCGGCTAATGGAAATATTAATTTAAGTGCAGCAGGTAATGCTAATGTGGTTGTAGTTACAGGCACAGGTGTTAATGTTTCAGGTACATTAACTGCATCAAATCTTGTGACAGGGGCAGGATCAGGTGGAAATATTAGCGGTGCTAATGTAATTAGTGCGAACATATTTAATGCTACTAGTCAAATTGGATACGTAACAGGTGCAGGTGGAACAATAGGTCAAATTACTTCAAGAGCTAACGGGGTCACATTAAATAAAATTACAGGAGCAATTACTTTATTTTCTGCTGCAGGATCAACCACTCCAAATACATTTACTGTTACTAATAATACCGTTGCTGCTACTGATGTAGTTATTGTAAATCAAAAATCGGGAACTGACAAATATTTAACTTTTGTTACTAATGTTGCGGCGAGTAGTTTTGATATTACTTTTTACACAACAGGTGGGACTACAACAGAAGCTCCTGTGCTTCAATTTGCTGTAATCAAAGGTGTAAATTCATAAAAATTTTGTTATTAAGTATATACGTTTATTGAGAAACACCCTAAATCTACACTGACAATCGTTTTTAATTAATAAATTATTAAGATAAATACGATATAAATTTAAACTTAAGGAGTTAGTATGAATTTAATTATTCAAATCAGAGATGGGCAACCATACGAACACCCAATTTTATTAGACAATTTTGTTAGTGCATTTCCAAATGTTGATGTAAACAATTTACCACCTGAATTTGCACGTTTTGAACGTGTGGCTCGCCCTACAGAAGGTCCTTATGAAGAAATTACAGGATTATCATATCAATGGGTAGATGGTATCGTTAAAGACGTATGGGATATAAGACAATTTACTGAACAAGAAAAAATCGATAAACAAAATTTTATTAAAGCTCAATTTGCTATTGCTCCTAACTATCAATCATGGACATTCAACGAAGCAACATGTTCTTTTGATCCACCTATTCCTTATCCTACAGATGGTGAGATATATTTGTGGGATGAATCATTGCAGAAGTGGGTTCATCGTTCTGAAGCAGAATATTTATTACCTTCAATGCAAAATCAAAATCCATAAAAAATTTTTAATATCTAAAATCTATTATGGGTATAACATTTAATAACGTAACTATTGGTGCTGTGCAGATGGAAGTTTTTTATCTTCCATCTGAACCAACTATTGGAACAGCATCACGTGTAAGTGGTAGTAATAGTCAAATTGATATCACTTATACTGCATCATCAAGTAATGGTGGGTTACCTATTACAAGTTATACAGCAGTAAGTACACCTGATAATATTACAGGTTCTATATCACAAGCAAGTAGTGGAACTATTCGTGTTAGTGGACTAACACAAGGGACAAGTTATACATTTGTTGTATATGCAACAAGTAGTATAGGTAATTCAGCAAATAGTGCTGCTAGTAATTCTATTATACCTGCAGTCGTACCAAGTGCACCAACAATTGGCACTGCTTCACGTGTTAGTGGAAGTAACACTCAACTTGATATTACTTACACTGCACCTGTTGACAATGGTGGTCTTCCTATAACAAGTTATACGGCTACGAGTACACCTGACTCAATAACGGGAACTATATCACAAGCTAGTAGTGGAACGATTCGTGTAAGTGGGCTTACATCAGGTACAAATTATACATTTGTAGTAAAAGCAACAAATGCGATAGGTGATTCACCAAATAGTGCAGCAAGTAATTCTATATCACCTGCTATAGTACCAACTGCTCCAACAATTGGTACAGCAATACGTGTAAGTGGAAGTGGCACTCAAATTGATGTGCCATATACGGCTTCATCAAGTAATGGTGGTAATGCAATAACAAGTTATACAGCCACAAGTACACCTGGATCAATTACGGGAACTATATCACAAGCAAGCAGTGGAACAATACGTGTAAGTGGATTGACACAAGGAACAAGTTATACTTTTATTGTAAAAGCAACTAATTCAGTAGGCGATTCGCCTAATAGTGCAGCAAGTAACTCAATCGCACCTGCAGTAGTACCAACTGCTCCAACAATTGGAACAGCATCACGTGTAAGCGGAAGTAATACACAAATTGATGTTACATATACAGCATCGTCAAGTGATGGTGGCAATGCAATAACAAGTTATACAGCGACAAGCACTCCTGGCTCTATTACAGGAACTATATCACAAGCAAGCAGTGGAACTATACGTGTAAGTGGATTAACAGCAGGAACCTCCTATACATTTGTAGTAAAAGCAACAAATAGCGTAGGTGATTCGCCAAATAGTGCAGCAAGTAATTCTATTATACCTGCAGTGGTACCAACTGCTCCAACAATTGGCACTGCAACCCCAATTAATACGACAACTGCAACTGTGACCTATACAGCATCGTCAAGTAACGGTGGTAATGCAATAACAAGTTATACAGCGGTAAGTACGCCTGGGTCAATAACAGGAACAGTGTCACAAGCAAGTAGTGGAACAATTACTGTAACAGGTCTTACTCAAGGAACAAGCTATACTTTTGTGGTATATGCAACAAATAGTGTAGGTAATTCACCAAATAGTGCCGCATCAAATAGTGCAATACCTGGAACGGTTCCATCGCAGCCAACTATAGGAACAGCATCTTTTTCAGCAAACGTAGCAACTATACCATTTACTGCACCATCAAATGGTGGACCTCCAATCACATCACATACTGCAGTTAGTTATCCTGATAATTTGACTGCCTCTGTAAGTCAAGCAAGTAGTGGAAATATTGTAATTTCTTCAGGATTTATTACAGGTCAAGCATATACTTTCACTGTATATGCAACTAATGTCATAGGAAATAGTCCAATTTCAGCTAATAGTAATACCGTAACCGCAGGTGCTCCGAATTACGATGATGCAACATATACAACACCTGGTACCTATTCATGGGTTGCGCCTGTAGGGGTATCTAACATAAGTGTAGTTGCCATAGGTGGGGGTGGAGGTGGTAATGGAAGACTGTGTGTTGGATTAAGAAGAGGTGGTGGCGGAGGCGGGGGTGGACTTGTATGGTTAAATGGATATCCTGTTACAGCAAATTCTTCCTATACTGTTGTTGTGGGGGGAGGCGGTACGAACGGCGGTTCAGCTTCACCTGGTGGGTGTAGTCACTTTGTTAACATACCTACTGCTGGTGCAGGTGGTGGAGTGAGGGGATTTGCTAACGGATTAGGTTCACAAGGTGGATCGTACGTTGTATCAACTTCATATGGCACATCAGGTGGTGGTAATGGAGGTGGTTCACCAGGATTATCAGCCGATAGACAATCAGCAGGTGGTGGTGGTGCAGGAGGTTATACAGGCTCAGGCGGTCAAGGTGGCGGTATGTTTGGTAATGGTGGTAGTGGTGCAGGTGGCGGTGGTGGTGGCGGTGGTGGTGGTTATACTGCATCACCACCTGCGGGTAATGGAGCGGGTCAGCCAGGCGGAGGTACAGGAATTTATGGTGAAGGACCAAGTGGGGCAGGTGGCATACATGTAAACGGAAGTCCTTCGGGAGGATATAACACGGTTGGTAATGGAGGATCAGGGGGTTCACCTGGTACATCGTACGCTATGGGTGGTTTATATGGTGGTGGCGGTGGTGGTACATGCACGAATAGTATAGGTGAGCATGGTAGAGGTGGAAACGGGGCAGTACGTATTTTATGGGGAGCAGGACGTGCTTTTCCATCAACAAACGTGACAGGTGCACCAATAAATTACCCACTACAAACTACTGTAGGAACAGTAACAACTTCTACGGGTACGGTGACAGTACCTTTTACTGCAGCATGTGCTAATGGAGGTACAATAACTCAACATAGAGCGATATCGACACCTGGTAATGTTATAGCAAGTGTAAATCAAGCAAGTAGTGGTAATATCGTTTATAGCAATAACTTTTTACTTACTGCAGGAACATCCTATACATTTAAGGTGTATGCAATTAATGGGGCGGGAGCAGGACCGCAAAGTCCTGCAAGTAATTCAATTACATATAGTGGTGCTAATGCACAAGCTGAATACACAACACCTGGAACTTATACTTGGGTTGCACCCGTTGGTGTTTCAAGTGTTAGTGTAGTTGCAGTTGGTGGCGGTGGTGGGGCGACTTCATATGCATACTGTGGTATTCCTGGGGGATCAGGCGGAGGATTAGGTTATAAAAATAATATTTCTGTAACTGCAGGTAATAGTTATACAGTAGTTGCAGGGGCTGCTCCTATAGGAGGATCAGGTGGAGATAGTTATTTTAATTCAACATGTATTGTAAGAGGTGGCGGTGGATTTGCTCAATGCACAACTAATGCGGGTACATATACAGGAGATGGTGGAGGTAATGGGGGTGTAGGTGGTGCAGGATATAGTGGAGGACCATCGGATAAAAAAGGTGGCGGTGGAGGTGGAGCAGGTGGCTACAGCGGAACAGGTGGTTCAGGTGGTGTGGCTAACCCATCCGCTAATGGCACTGCAGGCTCAGGTGGCGGTGGCGGTGGTGGTGGAGCAGGTTCTAGTTGGTTTAGCGGTGCTGGTGGTGGAGGTGTAAGTTTATATGGATCAGGACCATCAGGTGCAGGGGCAGGTCAAAATGTTGGTGGAGGTGGAGGTTCAGGAGGAGCAAACGGCGGCAATCCTGGACCAAATAATGCAGGTATAGGTGGTGATTATGGAGGAGGTTCGGGTGGAGGACAACCAAATCTCGCAGTTCCTTTCCAAAGAGGTGGAAATGGTGCAGTACGTATTATATGGGGAACAGGTAGATCATTCCCATCTACAAATACTGCTAATACAACTATATAATAAATTAAGATAAATACAATTGTTCCAAGCGAACTCATAATTACATGGGGTAGTTATGGCTCCTAGAACGAGCTAAAGGAAATTATAATGGCAAAGCTTAAAATTCAAAAAACAGGAAATATCGATGTTGGTATTCCCGCACAAACAGAAGTTGGTAATATTGGTGTCGTTGGTGGTGCTAATGGTTTAGGTGCAGTAAGCGGTGGTAACACAATTGCTTGTATCGCTAATATTCAATATGCTACAAGTTCATATGCAGCAGGTGATGCTTTTATTGTACGTCAAAAAGGTAAATCAAAGTTTTTAGTCGCAAATTTAGCTAATACATCACGTACACAAGTTTGCATTTTGTCAAATGTCGATGATGGTAACGTAGCTAATTTATCAGCAGGTCAAATGGCTATTCAAGGTGTTGATGCATCTAACGCAAATGTTGCAATTTTCAGTATTATTAATTCACACGCTGAAGGATTTGCTCCTGATTATGCTAACGCAAATAGTATTGGTAACATGGCAAATGCTACAGCATATCACGTTTCATTTGTTGCAGCTAACGCAACACTACAACCTGGTTCTAATTTGGCAATTCTTCAAATTCCAAGTCAGTAAACATGTAATTTTAAAAAGAAACCCACTTTATAGTGGGTTTTTTATTTTATAGCATCATGTATTAATGCAATTTTTTGTTGAATTATTTTATAATTTAATGTATTAAATAAACCACGATGCAAAGGACGTGGGTATATATTAGAATCTATCCAACAATAACCAAGATGTTCATTGTTTAAAATAGGTACAAATTCGTTTTCTACAAAAGAATAAAAAGTATGATAAACAAATCGTTTATCTTCACTTGTAAATTGTTCAATAGGAAATAGTTTTAATCCATGATTCCAAAATTGTATTTCTTCAATGCATTCTCTTTGTAATGCTTCTTTTAAACTTTCACCACGCTCTACCTTACCACCAGGCAATCCCCATGTGTTTATTTTTTTATCGTTTCTAAGTAAAAACAAGTGTCGATTGGTATTGAGAGCGCAAAATAGGATACCAACACTATTGTTTAAACGATTTATATTACGATGTTCCATGATCCTTGGTCATAAAAACCTTCAAACGATTTAGTCCAACCATTAGTTTGACTATATCTATACTGTACACTTGTTCTTAAGTTAACAACCCATTGTGGGGTAGTTGATGTGCGACTATTAAATGATACAACCCATTTTGTTCCATTATATTCTATAATGTCATTTTGATATGCGACAACATCCCCCCAAGCACTAGCAGTATTTCTTGTAGTTGTGACTATTTTATCACCGTTATTAATTATTGCAATAGTAGGATTGTCTATTGTTATCGTATTTGCAATTAAATTTATTGATACTATTTCTGTACCATTTGAAAATATTGATTGTCCACTAGCATTTCTTGCACTTAAAACACTGCCAACCCAAGTGTTACTTGCAGCTAAATTCAAACCACTAACTGTGATGGTTGTAGCACCCGCAGCTAATGGCGCAGATTCACTACACACTAAACTTATCGTATTAGGATCACCTATATCATTAGTAATCAAATAACGTGTTCCTGTGGTTGCGGCAGGTAGTCCTACGTTAGGACCTTGACTTAGCGGGTCTATAACACGATCAATTGGTTGTAATGTGTTTGATGGAATAGTATCAGGGTCAATTGTATAACTCAATAATCGATCATCCAATGGATCATAGGATATAGTTCCCATAATTTCTGTATCCATGTATGGATTTTCAAGAGTAATCATAGAGATGCCTGGGCGGATGGTGCCATAAGCATTGAGTACTGCATGCCAACTTAATGATGTATTTGGACTTGATGGTAATTCTAAGTCATCATTGCTTAAATATTCAGGTTGATTTGCAGGTAAAATTTGTAACGTATTGCCTAATAATAAAGTTTGATAACCATATGGACTTACTTTTTGTCTTGTTCCTAACAATAGGTCATCATTTTGCATATCACTTAAGGCAGTACCTTTGTATATACTATTAATAACCTTATATATGATACCAAGTTTTTGAACCTTTATTGGACTTGATATCCATATTGGCATATAGAATTTCCAAGTCATAATATCGATAGGATTACTAGTGCCAACAGGTATGGATCTACTTGTCCAATTTAAACTTTCTTGATAAACTACACTTAGTGAAGTCCAATCAATAAAATTATCTGTACTTTGTATTTCCAATGATGGATTAAACAATACACCAAGTTGTTCAAACAATTGCATTTTTTGGTTATAATTACTTGTCCAAAAATCAACTGTTACACTTAATCGATATGGTACAGGCATCAAACGTTTTACACTGAATGCATTGCCCTGTGTTGTTTCATATTCTTGTGTTTCTTCGTTATATGTTCGTTGACGTACAGCAAGATTATCAACAAAATACGGGTCTTGTGTTCTATTTTGTTCGTATGTTAACCCATTGACATAATAGGTAATTTGCGGAACAGTTGGTAGATTACTAGGACTGTTATTGTTTATAATATTTGCAACATTTCTACTTTGATCACCATACATGACGGGGACACGTTTTAAAATGGGGTTACCGTTAGGGTCAGTACCATCTTCTACGTACCAATTAGATAAGATTTTTGCAAACTGTATTAAAAATCTACGGACTTGTTTATCATAAAAAAATTGTGCCACGTTTAAATCCTATTGATCAGGTTGTATACTAAGCGCATTACTTAATGATTGGCGACTTGGTATCAACGTTCCATCAGTTGTTTGTACTACTGAATCGTTATTTATAAACGAACTTAATTGTGAACGATCATCTAATGTAAATCCTGTTGCAGTACGTACGTTTTGACTAATTTCAACCCATAATACCCCATCAAATCTGAATAATTTTTGTGGTAGATAATCAATTCTAAGAAAATAATCACCAACATTGGGACTTGCAGGGAACATAATACCCGCTTGTGTGGCTTCACCATTAGGTGCTGTACCATCACCCGCTAAATAACCACTAATATACCCAAAAGATTTTGGTGATGTGCGTCTAATAAAATGAAATCTAGGATCTGCGTCAGCACGATAATCCATTTCTTGGGTTATAATACGATCAAAATTACTCGACACTACAATAATCTGTCCGTCTGCAATTTCATTTTGTATAGGTTGATTTAGTTCAACCATTGATGTACTAATCACATTTGTAATTCTAGTATTTGGTAAAAATGGGTTTACTAAAGCACCCTCAGCACTCATTAATAATAAATCATTTAAATCACGTTCAGTATTTTCAATGGTCAATATATAGGAACCACGCACGTTAGTTGGACCTAATGCCTTAACATTAAACCACACGTATTGATCTGCGTTAGCATAGGTATTGTCTGCAGTTCCATACGGTCCTGTAACAGGTCCTAGGGATTGTGCGGTAAGAATTACTTCTCCTACCATAGGACCACTTTGATTGTCAGTTCTTTCAGGCTCTAATTCAACAGCTTGCAATGACATACTGATAAATTGGTCAAGCGTTATATCCATACTAGCATCAAGTGCAAACTTTTTCATAGCCTCACGTGCTGCAGCACCAATAATAACAACGGGATTGTTAGTTATATAACTGATTGTTCCTCTAAGCGGTGTTGGAGAATCAGCACCAACAATAATATTTACAGGTGGTGCAGGTTGTCCGTCATTGGTGGTTGGCACGACATATAGCTGATCATGATTGTACCCACCTTTAGGTACAAGTCTTGCTGCTTCTGCAAGATTAGTGTTATTAATTTCAATATTTTTGTTGTATGTGCTCAAAATGTCATTTAATTGTTGTTGTGTACTTAGTTCCCAATATGCAGGGTCAGGTGGTGCTATATTTGGTGGCACAGGTTGTTTAGGTGTATAAATTTTATCGCCATAAAGAACAGTGTAGCCTGGTTCGTAGGATTGGGTAGGATCCCAATCACCTAAGTAATTATCTGTATTAGTAGGTTGACGTAAAATATCAGCAAATTCTTGACTGTCAACAAGCGGTTCAGCTTTTAATCGCCATAAGTGAGGAAACCATGTTTGACTAAATCCTTCACTAGCAAAGTTACCATCAGTAACTTGATAAAATCGACGTAGTGCAGTAGGTATTGATTCATTTAATGGATGATAATCAAGTAAATGAGGTAGTTCTAAAACATCACCTACCATTAATTTTCTACCTAATATGTCAATCATATCATTGTAGTGAACCGTTAAAAATATGGTGTCATTACTTAAGAATAAACCAAATTGACTTAAATCAAAATCAATATTAGAAACATTATAATGCATTCTGATGCGATATATGTTAGGATCATATTTTCTGTCACGATTTTCCAACCACATTAAATCTTGTATATTGGTTGGGTTTAACTGATCATAAACAGGTGTGGTAAGGTCATTATTTGGTGTATTATTTGATCCAATGTATTTGTGAACATATATATCAGTTGCACCAACGGTATACATTTCTCTGATTGTTTTATCAAAGAAACGGTAATCGTTAGATTTTTGTGATCTCCACAGACTTAATTTTGGCATGATTTATATATTTATCTGAAAGTTTTTGTGGTTCTATTGTAAATAAGGTACAGTTGGGTTATGGATATGGCTAAGAAAGACAAGAAACAAAACGAAAATTCAAATATTAAAGATTTAGTTCCAAAGGATACAGATCTTAAGTATTATGGTTATGAACCAAATTTTATTATGCAACCTGAAGATGATGTACGGGATGGTGCATTAGCAAAATCATTTACTTGGTATTCAAGGTTCTTTGATAAGAAAGATGCCAAAGAAATGATGGCACAATATTTAGAATGGTTGAAGCAAGATTCACACGCTAAACTAATGAGGCGTGTACATGACAATGAATTTATGGTAACCTTATGTTGGTTAGCACGAATGAACATGCGTGGCTTAGAATTAACAGAACACGAATCTCATATATTAAGTAATGAAGTAACACGGTTATTAGAAACTACTGCTAAACCTGAAGTTATTAAAAAAGAAGATACCGCTGTAAAACCTAATGTACAAGAAATTATGCGTACACGTGCACATGAAGTATGTGGTGAATTAGAAGGTGCATTTGATGATTACTTAATAAGTAGAACTAAAAAACAAAATTTGCCCGATGTTGTTGGAATTTTGACTGAAAAAAATATCTTGCCTCAACATACCTCGATTCTGCTTGAAACATGGCAGAAAAAAATGGAAGAATTTCAATCTGTTTATAATAGTAAAGATAAAGATTTAGTGCTAGGTTATTCACATTTGACTAAAACACAAATTAAAAATTTAGTTAAGTTTTGCGAAAGCATTATTCATGAAATTAATGGTTATGTTAATATTAAAAAATCACAGCAACCAATACGCAAGAAGAAAATACTCAGTCCTGAACAACAAACTAAAAATATAAAATTTCAATTAAAAGATGAAAAATTAGGATTACGCAGCATTTTGCCATCTAAATTAATTGGTGCAACAGAAATATGGGTATATGATACTGCCAAACGTAGATTGTCTTATTACATTGCAGACGCTCATTCACAAGTAATGACTGTAAAAGGAAATACGATACTAGGGTTTGATGTAGTACAAAGTGGGACAAAAACTTTACGTAAACCTGAAGAACAACTGAAAGAGTTAATGAGTAGCGGAAAACCTGCAGCTAGAAAGTTTTTTAAAGATATTAAAACGTTACTTACACAACCAAGTGGTAGAATGGGCGAAACTATAATTATTTTAAAGGTTTTTTAACGTGTCTTTCAGTGAACAGAAATATAAAATTGTAAGAAACTTCTTAAATAAAGAAATGATTATTTTTTTAAAAAATTACGTTAAGCTTTTTGAAGATCGATTGTACAAAGAAAAACCGATAACAAAAGAAAAACCATACCCCTTTCAAGATGACTTAGTTGACCGATGTTTTTCTTGGTACGGTGGGTTTCACACTGATAGTTTATTAATGTCGTATCGAGATAAAGTTGCAAAAATAGTAAAAAAAGACTTAGCTGAGTCATATAGTTATCATAGGACTTATTATCATGGCAGTAAATTAATGCCACACATAGATCGTAAAAGTTGTGAATATTCAGTTTCAGTTTGTATTAACAAAGAAGATATTGATTGGCCTTTATACCTCCATACCTTACAAGATGATATTCTTTCAATTGAATTAAATGATGGAGATGCTTTAATTTATCAAGGAACTAAAATGAAGCATTGGAGAAATGAATACTTTGGTAAACAGCATACACAATTTTTTTTACACTATATTGATAAAAATAATATTTTTTATCCAAAATATATGTTGGACGGTAGAAATTCTTTAGGTACAGAGGGGCTTAAGTATGGAGCATGGAATGAATAAACAAATTGATTTAAAAAAATATACCGAGTTTGTTCAAGCAGTAACAAGCGCAGGAAGTAATGATCTTAGTACATTTATGAATAGACTAGATGTTCTTGATGGTAATTATGATTTTGCAAATAACCAACATGGGCCTGATGTAAATGTGCCACTTATGCTTACAGGAGCAATGGGACTATGTAGTGAATCAGGTGAGTTAATGGAAATTGTAAAAAAGATGTGTTTTCAGGGTAAACCACTTAATGAAGAAAATTTATTTCACATGAAACGTGAATTAGGTGATATTATATGGTATTGGGTTAATATGTGTCGTGCTTTAAACCTTGATCCTAATGACGTAATTGCTGAAAATGTTACTAAATTACAATCTCGTTATCCAAGTGGTTCATTTGATCCATGGTATAGCGAAAATCGTAAAGAAGGTGATCTGTGAATTTATTTACAAAATCTATTGAAGTTATGCAAACTACCAATGAACGGTCTACATTTGATATACTAAAAGGTGATTGTGGACATATACATGGATTTGTATATGTTTCACAAGCATGTTGTTTTATTTGTCCTGATTGTGGCAATCAATATGAAATACAGGATGAAACTGAATAAATACTTTCATAACCTGAGAGTAAATTATGTCAGTTACACCTGTACTACCTCCATTACAAGATCAAAAAGAAGCATTATTTAATAATGTTCGTTTACGTTTAGGTGGAGGAATCATTGATTTAGAACTTGATCCTGCACATTATGAAGCAGCATATCAATATGCAATTGCAACATATAGACAACGTGCCACTAATGCGTATGAAGAATCATACAGTTTACTTACTGTAGAAAATAATCAATATACTTACATATTACCACAAGAAGTTACTATAGTTCGTGAAGTATTTCGCAGAACAGTTGGGTTGGAAACAGGACCCGCAGCTTCTTCATTTGATCCATTTTCTAGTGCAATTTTAAATACTTATTTGTTAAATTATAACTATGCAGGGGGTTTAGCTACTTATGATTTTTATGCAGGTTATATTGAGTTAGCTGCACGTATGTTTGGTGGTTATGTTATTTTTACGTTTAATCCTGTAACAAAAGAAATTAGTTTTGTTCGTAATTTTAAGGGCAGTGGTGAACAGTTATTGTTATGGACATACAATATGAAACCTGAAATTACATTGTTAAAGGATCCATCTATTGCCAATTGGATAACTAGTTGGACACTGTGTCAGTGTAAGATGATTATTGGTGAAGCACGTGAAAAGTTTGGCACTATTGCAGGACCTACGGGTGGCACCACATTAAATGGCACAGCAATGAAAGCTGAGGCTAAGGAAGGTTTTGCTGAATTGATCGACGAACTCAAGCGTTATGTTGATTGGTCACAACCTTTAACTTGGGTACAAGGATAAAAATCCAAATATACTTTATTTTTGCAATATATATGTCATAATACGTTTATGTGGAGGGTATTATGATTGTAGGTATATGCGGATTAATTGGTAGTGGTAAAGACACCATAGCAAGTTATCTTATTGATGAACATGGATTTAGACGTTTATCATTTGCTGAAAGTTTAAAAGATACCGTAGCAGCAGTATTTGGATGGGATCGTGAAATGCTTGATGGTGTTACTAAATCAAGTAGAGCATGGCGAGAGGAAGTTGATCCATGGTGGGCAACCCGTTTAAACATACCTAATCTTACACCAAGAATGATATTACAAAATTGGGGCACAGAATTATTTCGAAATCATTTTCATGATGAAATATGGGTTGCTAGTGTCGAACGTAAATTAAGTAAAACTCAAGACAGTATTGTTATCACTGATTGTAGATTTGCAAATGAAGTAGATGCTATACATAAATCAGGTGGTATTGTCGTACGTGTTAAACGTGGTCAAGATCCATCATGGTATGAAGCAGCCGTTGCCTATAACTCAGGACCAAAGCACATGGGTTGGGCATTAGCTAGGCGTGAATTAGAAGATGCAAAAGTACATGCTAGTGAATACAGTCATTGTGGTTTAAATTTTGATGTTGTTATAGAAAATGATAGTACAATAGATGAATTACACCAAAAAATTAATAATCTACTTGAAGATCGCCAACTTTCCATAGTGTCTGCTTTCTCTTAATTACTTCAACGCAATTTAAGCATACACTGCGTAAGTTTATTAATTCAGTATTGTTTAAGTTGCCATCAATATGCCATACTGTGATTTGTGAATTATATTGCGAACGAAACCCACATACATCACAAATTACTTTCTTTTTATAACCTTTAAGTTCCCATTTAGGTTTGGATTTTGGTAATTGTTTGTTAGCTGAAATACAAGTAGAACATCGTGCTCTAAAATATCTTTTACCATTCCTATAATAAGCAGGGGCACGTGGGTTTTTGTTACAAACTTTGCAAATAGGTCTCATTTGCCTATTTATAAGCGCAACTCTACTAGTAGAGTGTATTACAGGGTCTTTTTCAGTAAATTTCCTAAATAATATTAATGAGGTATAGCTTCATTTTTATTCATTAGGAGAAATAATATGGCACTTGTTAGCCCAGGCGTGGAAGTAACGATCATCGATCAGAGTCAGTACTTACCCGCAGGTTCAAATTCAGTTCCAATGCTGTTAGTAGCTACAGCACAAAACAAGGCAAATGCTTCGGGCACAGGGGTCGCTGTAGCAACTACCGCAGCAAATGCAAATAAATTATACCGTGTGACAAGTCAGCGTGATCTTGTTACACTTTATGGAAATCCATTTTTCTATAAAACCACCAATGGTACACCTATTCAAGGTTATGAATTAAATGAGTATGGTTTAATGACCGCATACAGTGTACTTGGTGCAACCAATCTTTGTTATGTTTTACGTGCAGATATTGATTTAGCTAGTTTAGTTGGTCAAATTGGTCGCCCTGCAGGAAATCCCGCAGATGGAACATTTTGGTTAGATACAACAAATAGTACATGGGGTATGTTCCAATTCAATCAATCAACACTTGATTTTGATGTACAAACTCCAATCGTTATTGATAGTAGTGCAGATACTGTAAATTCATCACAAGAACCACAGTCTTATATTGGAAATATTGGTGACTATGCTGTTGTAACAGGTGTTACTGATTACGGTGATCCTGACATGTTCCATACATATTGGTACAAAGCAGGTCAATTCTTAAGTACAGGTGATTCACTTTATAATAGTTGGGTTGCAGTTGGTAGTCAAGATTGGTTAAGCTCAGTGCCTATATTACAAGGTAGCGCAGTCACCCCAGGCACATCTTACAATCTTACAATTTCTGTAACACGTGGTGCAAAAACATTTACTGAAACTTTTGCTTCAGGTATTGATGCCTCAACATTGGCAGCAGCAATTAATGCAATTCCTGATGTGCCATTATTAAAAGCTGTTGTTGTAAACAATCGTGTTAATATTTTCCAACGTTCATTATATGATTCAACCATCACTTTATCAGATGGTGCAAGCGGAACACATTGGGCACAATTTGGTTTCCAAGTTGGTACATATAATGCTCCTACAGTATTTTATGGTACAAACGCTCAACAACCAAATTGGAGAGCAAGTGCTACAGCACGTCCAACAGGAAGCTTGTGGATTAAAACTAATAGTGCCAACTTAGGTACAAATTTAGTAACAAGTCGTTATGTGGCAGCAACTGATACTTTTGTTTCACTAGCATGCCCATTATATTTGGATGATGCAAGCGCAAGTGCTGATTTAGACTCAGCAGGTGGTAAAAATATTGCAGTAAACACACTATATGCACAATATTCATTCGGTGCAACAGATAACGCAGCACCTATTCAATTATTCCGTAGAAGTGCAACAGGTGCATCAACATTCACAGGTACAAATACAAGTCCTAATTTTAGCACAGGGGCATCAACTTTTGGTGTGTATGTGAGTATGCCTGGTAGTTCATCGTTATCACCACGTTATGTAGTTTCATTACCTGCTACTGTAGCAGCTAAAGGTGCATCAGATTTTGTTGCTGCATGGTCAGCAGCAAATATACCTTATACCACAGCATCAGTATCAGGCACAGGAGCAATTGTATTGACTCATACTGAGGGTGGTCAAATTCTTCTAGATGATAATGCATATTCAAACAGTGCAATTGATATCGCAGGTTTGTCTTTAAGTGCAACAACAGGAGCACCTACAGGCAGCAAACCAGGCCCAATGTCTCAAGTAACCTTACAAACATCAGGACCTACAGCAGGTACGTTTACTGTAACAGGTGGTACAGGTACAGGAGCAACTGTAACAGGTATTGTTTACACAGGTTATACAATTAGCTCAATCAGTGTATCAGGTGGTACAGGTTATGTAACAGGTGATATTGTTACCTTAGGTGGTTCATCATTAACTCCATACGTAACAAGTACAATAACAGCTTATGTAACAGCAGCAGGTGGAGCAATTGTTTCATTGTTACCTTATGGTGGACAAATGACACCTTCCTACATGACTGCATTAAGTAATTGGCAAGAATTTAGTTATGAGTCAAATGATATTCGTCCTGTAACGCTACCAACAAATAATACAAATTGGTATTACAGTGTTGTTGATGAAGTTGATATCATGGTCAACACAGGTACACAGTGGGTTGGATATCGTAACGCAACTTATGGTACAAATGGTTTGTGGTCAACTACTGCAACAGGTACAACCGACCCTGCAGGTCCAATCATCAGTGCAAGTGAACCAACAGTACAAAGTGATGGTACACCTTTAGTATATGGTGATATTTGGATTGATACAAGTGATCTTGAAAATTATCCTGTAATTAACCGTTGGCAATTAGTTAGTGGTTTAGCACAATGGGTATTACTTGACAATACTGACCAAGTTACAGAAAATGGTGTAGTATTTGCTGATGCACGTTGGGCACCAAACAGTGGCGTAGACCCTGTCAATGATGCAATCCCAACAATTGTGAGCTTGTTATCAAGTAACTATATTGATTTGGATGCTCCAAGTTATTCACTATATCCACGTGGTACATTGTTATTCAACACACGTCGAAGTGGTTATAACGTAAAACAATTTAGAACTAATTATTTTACACAAACAAATTATCCAAATGCAAGTTCATATATTAGTCCAACGACAACGCCTGGAAGTTTACCTGAGTTTAGTTATACATGGGTTACAACAAGTGGAAATATGACTAATGGTGCTCCATATATGGGTCGTAAAGCACAACGTGCAATGGTTGTATCTGCTATGAAAGCAGCAATTGATACAAACCAATCAGTTCGTGAAGAAGACACATACTTTAACTTGATTGCTACACCAAATTATCCTGAGCTTCAGCCAAACATGGTCACATTAAATAATGATCGTGGTCAAACAGGATACATTGTTGGTGATACACCAATGCGTCTTGCTGATGATGCTAACGCTATTTCTGCATGGGCAACTAATGCAGCAGGAGCAACATCAACAGGTGAAGATGGATTAGTTACACGTGATACATACATGGGATTATATTATCCAAGTTGTATTGGCAGTGACTTAACAGGTGCAGCAGTTGCTTTACCACCAAGCTATATGTTATTACGTACTATTTTACGTAACGATACAATTGCTTATCCATGGTTTGCTCCTGCAGGTCAACGTCGAGGTGTTGTAGACAATGCAACAAATATTGGTTACATTGATGCAGCAACAGGCGAATTTGTAGTAACAAAGAACCGTTTAGCATTACGTAATATTGAGTACACAAACTTTATTAATCCTGTAGCATTCTTTACCAATATTGGTTTACTCAACTTTGGTAATAAGAATAGCTTTGATAGTCAAAGTTCACTTGATCGTACGAATGTTGCACGTTTGATATGTTACCTACGTGAGCGTTTACAACAGGCAGTTCGTCCATTTATCTTCGAACCTAATGATGTGATTACACGTTCACAGGCAAAAGCTGTCGTACAAACATTGTTAGCAGATGTTCAGTCAAAGCGTGGTCTTTACGATTATCTCGTAGTATGTGATGAAAGTAATAACACACCTGCTAGAATTGATGCTAATCAATTATGGATTGATATAGCGATTGAACCTGTCAAGGCAGTGGAATTCATTTACATTCCTGTTCGTATATTGAACACAGGCGAAATTGCAGCAGGTGTTTAATGAAAAAAGATTAGGAACCCATATTTTGGGTTCCTAATTTAAGATAAATAAAAGTATAGGAGAAATAAAAATGAGTTTTACTTCAATCTCAAAAATGACAGTGCCTGTAGGCAGTGATGTAGGAGGTGATAGTCAAGGTTTGTTAATGCCAAAGTTACAATATCGTTTTCGTGTATTGTTTCAAAATATTGGTGTTGACAAAGCTACTACTGAACTTACTAAACAGGTTATTGACGTATCACGTCCGCAAGTAAGTTTTCCTGAGATTCCTTTAGAAATTTATAATAGTCGTGTATATTTGGCAGGTAAACCTGAGTGGCAAGCAATTACATTGAACTTACGTGATGATGCAACGGGTGCTGTAGCGATGCGTGTTGGTGAACAAATTCAAAAGCAATTTGATTTTGAAGAACAAGCAAGTGCAGCAGCAGGTAGCAGTTATAAGTTTCAAACTACCATCCAAATTCTTGATGGAGGTGGTGGTATTCATATTCCAACAGTTTTGGAAACTTGGGAACTTTATGGTTGCTTTATTCAAAATGCAAACTATAACACTTTAAATTATGGAACAAATGAACCTGTTACAATTTCATTAACAATTCGTTATGATAATGCAGTACAAACACCAACTGATAGTGGTATTCAACAAGGTGTTGGTGCAGCAGTAGCAAGACAAATATTAACTAATGTAAGTGGCGTTGGCGGTTAATTAGTTTAGTATTATGGCAGGATTCTTTCAACAGGTGTTGCAAGGTGCGACCGAGGAACTCTTCGGTCGTAAGTTTTTAAAAGATTATACACATGCTTCAAAAACATTTGTAACAAATGCTTTTGGCTATTCACCAAAATTTAAGTGGCTGTTTCATGTATACTTTGATATAAACGAACAATTTGTTAACACAGCATCACTTTTTCCAACAGATAAAAACTTTGGTTTAGCTGTAAAAAGTGTTGATTTGCCAAAATATTCTTTTGATGTACATGATTTAAATCAATATAACCATCATCGTTTTGTGCAAACAAAAATCAAATATGATCCTGTACAAATTACATTTCACGATGACAACAGTAACTTAGTTCGTAAACTTTGGTATGCATATTATAGCTATAATATTGGTGACCCTAATAATGAAAATAATAGTGCAGCAGCAACAGCCAATCAATATACACCTGAATTACCTCCTGATCAATGGGGATACAGTGGAGTAGAATTAAATCCAACACCCCAAACTGTATCATTGACTACAGGTAAAGTTCCATTCTTTAGAAATATTAACATCTATGGATTTAACCAACATAACTTTGCTTTATATCAATTAGTTAATCCAATTATTGATTCATGGCAGCATGATACTTATGATTATTATCAAACAAACGCAACCATGGAAAATCGTATGTCTATACGATATGAGTATGTTAAGTATTATGATGGTGCATTAAATGGTAATAGTCCTGATCAAATAGTACAAGGTTTTGGACAAGCATCTCACTATGATTTAGAAAAGAGTCCTATTACAAAAGCAGGTACACGTAATACGATATTAGGTCAAGGTGGATTAATTGATGCTGCTTTAGGTATACAACAAGATTTAAGTGCAGGAAATATTGTTGGTGCAGCGATTAAAGGTATTACTGCATCAAAGAATTTAAGTAAAGCAGGTTTAAAAGCTGCTGCTAAAGCAGAATTAACAGCAGGGTTAGGGCAAATTGCTGTAAATACAGCATCTAATTTTAAGTTCCCTACGTTTAAGCCAACTCAAAACACAAGCACATCAAACGCAAATAATATAACTACACCAACAAATGCTTCAGGGCTACCTGGTGGTTGATCTAAATAGTATATTATGCCAATAAGTGTATCCAATCAAACTCAAGATATAACAAACGTCATCTATGATGCGTTTTATGATTTTCAAATTGAACCACCTGCAGGTCAATATGAAATTGTCAATTCTTTTTTCAATAAATTTACTAATGATCAACAAACTAGTGAAGCATTTACAGTAAATTTATTTAGAATTGCTACTTTAACAGGTGTCAATGTTTTAACATTGCTAGAAAGTTTTAAGAGTTCAACATCAACCATGCAGATTAACTTAACCATGGCTTATTATCTTAATAGTATCAATGATAACAAAGCAATAATGTTTGGATATAATAATGTGTTAAGTCCTGTGCAATCGGTGCAAAGAAATGTTGTACAGTAGAGCATGGCAAAATATGCACAAGGCATTTATGAAGTAAGAAATCCACAAAAATATGTAGGCAATGGTAAGCCGAAATATCGAAGTGGATGGGAAATGACTTTTTTTATGTTTTGTGACAACAATCCTGCTGTACTACAATGGGCAAGTGAAGCAATACAAATTCCATATCGTAACCCATTAACAGGTAAACAAACAATTTATGTACCTGATGTATTCATTGTATATAAAAACAAACATGGGCAAACTGTTGGAGAAGTAGTTGAAATTAAACCCAAAAAACAAGCTTACATAACAGAAGCAAAGTCACGAAAAGATAAATTAGCTGTAGCTTTAAATACAGCAAAGTGGCAAGCAGCAAATGCTTGGTGTAAAAGTAAAGGTTTAAAATTTAGAGTAGTTACTGAGTCTGATATATTTCATAACGGTACAAAGTAGTTTTAACTAAATATTTTATATTGGAGAGTTAAAATTACTAAAAGTCTTATTGATTTATTTGAATTAGATTCGCAGGAAAAACCTGAAGAATCTGAACATGATATTAAAGAAACACAAATTGTACCTAAAGAACTCATTTCTGAGGATACTTTGAACACGATTGAAAAAGTAGAAAATGCATTACCTCAAGTAAAAGGGTTAGATGCAAGTGATGGTGAACTAGATGAAATATCTAAATTAGCAGTAGAAAGTTTCCATGATTTAAGCAATTTAGGTATGCAAGTTGACAGTAGATTTAGTGCTGAAATTTTTGCTGTGGCTAGTTCTATGTTGGGTCATGCTATCACAGCCAAGACTGCTAAAGTCAACAAAAAACTAAAAATGATTGATTTGCAGTTAAAAAAAGCTGAGCTTGATAGAAAATTAAGCATTGTTAATTCAAAAGAAGAAAATAATTTGAAAAAACAAGATCTTGGAGAAGGTAGAGTACTAGATAGAAATGAGTTATTAAAGACTTTACTTGATAAAAACAGCCAAGACAAAAAACCCGATTGAGATAAATAATTTAACAGGAATTTAGTTTATGAAAACTTTTCGCCAATATTTAACAGAGAGTGTACGCACTTACAATTACAAAATTAAAGTTGCAGGAGACTGTAATAAAAATTGGTTAGACATGTTTATGTTTAACTTACAGAAATTTGACCCTGTCAAAATCAGTGAACCTAAGAGCACACCGATACAAAAAGACCCATATGGGTTTCCAAACTTACAAAATCAATCGATATGGATTATAGATGTTGAATTTAGATATCCATGTACTGAACCTATGGTAAAGCAAATTGCACGTTTACTAAATTATGATGAGAATATGGTTCGTATGATTCAAGCAGGATATGATGATAGTGTGACACATGAAGCTGAACAATATGCAAATCAAGCTAGTCATACGCCTTTATTAGATCACACAGAATTAGAAGATGATGGTAAAGAAGCTAGTAAGGAGTATGGTGAGCAATATATGTCACGTATTCGCAATGCTGAACAAAAAGATAAGATTGAAATGCCCTATGCAGGAGATAGAACTAAACCTGCTTTTGACCCTTTTGATCAGAAAAAATTTATGTCTACGATGGGAAATAAAAGTCCCATGACCACAATAACAAGACCACCAAGACCTTCAACAGGTTCTAGATCATAAGGTAACAAATTATGGGCTTAACTTTCAATGGAATGACATTCTCAGGACTTACTGTAGAAAGTGTATTTGTACCTACAGCACCAACAATTGGTACAGCAGCACGTGTTAGTGGAAGTAGTACCCAAATAGATGTACCTTATACCGCATCATCAAGCAATGGTGGATTACCTATTACAAGTTATACAGCGGTAAGCACACCTGATAATATAACAGGAACATTATCACAAGCAAGCAGTGGAACCATTCGTGTTAGTGGATTAACAGCAGGAACATCTTATACTTTTGTTGTTTATGCAACAAATGCAGTAGGTAATTCACCAAATAGTGCTGCAAGTAATTCAGTCATTCCTGCTACATTACCAACTGCTCCAACAATTGGTACACCATTAAATGTAAGTGGTAGTGGTACCCAAATAGATGTTCCATACACAGCATCATCAAGTAATGGTGGATTACCTATTACAAGTTATACAGCGACAAGTACGCCTGGGTCTATTACAGGAACTATATCACAAGCAAGTAGTGGAACAATACGTGTAAGTGGACTAACACAAGGAACAAGTTATACATTTGTAGTAAAAGCAACTAATACGGTAGGTGATTCACCAAATAGTGCAGCAAGTAGTTCAATTGTTGCAGGTATTGTACCAACAGCACCTACTATTGGTACAGTTATACGTGTAAGTGGTAGTAGTACATCCCTTGATGTTCCATATACTGCATCATCAAGTAATGGTGGTACTCCAATTACAAGTTACACAGCTACAAGTACACCTGGGTCTATAACAGGGACATTATCTCAAGCAAGTAGTGGAACAATACGTGTTAATGGTTTGACACAAGGAACTAGTTATACATTTGTAGTAAAAGCTACTAATGCTGTAGGTGATTCACCAAATAGTGCTATAAGTAATTCAATTGCACCTGCGGTAGTACCAACTGCTCCAACAATCGGTACAGCGACAAGAGTGGGTGGCAGTGGTACTTCAATTAATGTACCATATACTGCATCATCAAGTAATGGTGGTAACGCAATTACAAGTTATACAGCGGTAAGTACGCCTGGGTCAATCACAGGGACATTGTCGCAAGCAAGTAGTGGTACTATTGTTGTATCGGGGTTAACACAAGGAACAAGTTATACGTTTGTTGTATATGCAACAAATAGCGTTGGTAATTCACCTAATAGTGCGGCAAGTAATTCTATATCACCTGCTGTAGTGCCAACTGCGCCAACTATTGGAACACCAACTAATGTTAGTGGCAGTGGTACTTCAATTAATGTACCATATACTGCATCATCAAGTAATGGTGGTAACGCAATTACGAGTTACACAGCGGTTAGTACGCCTGGATCTATAACAGGAACATTATCACAAGCAAGTAGTGGTACTATAGTTGTATCGGGGTTAACACAAGGAACAAGTTATACTTTTGTTGTATATGCAACAAATAGTGTTGGTAATTCACCTAATAGTGCAGCAAGTGCTGCAATAAGACCTGCTCTAGTGCCTGATGCACCGACAATTGGATCACCTGCTAGAGTAAGTGGTAGTAGCACACAGATTGATGTGCCATACACTGCATCAGCGAGTAATGGTGGCGCAACAATTACAAGTTATACAGCGGTAAGTACACCTGGGTCAATAACGGGGACATTGTCACAAGCAAGTAGTGGAACTATACGTGTAAGTGGATTGACACAAGGAACAAGTTATACGTTTGTAGTATATGCAACAAATAGTGCAGGAAATTCTCCTAACAGTGCGGAAAGTGCTGCAATTGTTCCTGCTAGTGTACCAACTGCTCCGACTATAAATTCAGTGAATTTGTTAAGTAATACATCTGTAATCGTAGGATATACTGCATCATCAAGTGATGGTGGTTTTGCGATTACTAGCTATACTGCGACAAGTACGCCTGGTTCAATTACGGGAACTGTATCACAAGCAAGTAGTGGTAATATTACAGTAACAGGATTAACCACAGGAACATCTTACACGTTTGTTGTACGTGCAACTAATAGTTTGGGTAATTCACCTGCTAGCGCAGCATCTAGTGTTATAACTCCATCAAATCTTCCAAGTCAAGCAACAGTTGGTACAGTTTCATTTGCAGGAAGTACAGCTTCTATACCATTTACTGCACCTGCTAACGGTGGCGGACCGATTACATCACATACTGCGGTAAGCTATCCCGATAACTTTACTGCATCTATAAGTCAGGCGAGTAGTGGCACTATTACCATGAATGCAGCATTTGTAGGTAATCAACCCTATACTTTTAGAGTATATGCTACAAATTCTGCAGGTGATGGGCAACTTTCAAGCCCAAGTAATACAGTAACCCCAACAGGTTCTGCTGCTGTTCCATTACAAACTACTGTAGGAACAGTTACAACTTCTTCAGGAAACATTACAGTGCCATTTACAGCAGCAGGTGCTAATGGTGGAACTATTACAAGTCATAGAGCCATATCAACCCCAGGAAACATCATAGGCACTGTTAACCAAGCAAGTAGCGGTAGTATAACTTATTCAAGTAACTTTTTATTTACATCAGGCACAGCATATACATTTAAAGTATATGCTGTTAATGCAGCAGGGGCAGGACCACAAAGTCCTGCAAGTAATTCAATTACCTATGGTGGAGCTAATGCACAGATTGAGTACACCACAGCAGGAACATATACATGGGTTGCACCATTTGGAGTAACAAGTATTAGTGTTCTCACGGTAGGTGGAGGAGGTGGCGGTGCGGGTGGTATGTCAACAGGAAAAGGTGGTTCAGGTGGAGGCGGTGGAGGTGGATTAGGTTATAAAACTATCAATGTTATACCAAATACATCTTATACAGTAGTAGCAGGCGGTGGTGGTGGCGGTGGTGGTCTTTATAGTAGCGGCGGCAGTGGTGGGCCAAGTTATTTTAACACTGTGCTTACTGCAAGTGGCAATGGTGGACAAGGTGGCGGGGGATGTGTACCTTCAAGTCTTTATGGTTTTGGTGGAAGTTTTGTTGGTGATGGTGGTGGAACGGGTGGTCGTGGTGGAGCATCATCATGTTGGGGTAATGCAGGTGCGGGTGCAGGAGCAGGTGGTTATGCAGGAGCAGGTGGTGCAGGTTCTGCTGATTCTACTGTTAATGGTGGTAATGGCGCAGGAGGTGGTGGAGGTGGTGGAAAATCTACTCCATGGAGCATTAATCCAGCTTCATCCGCAGGGGGCGGTGGTGGTGTAGGAATCTATGGGCAAGGACCAAACGGCGTAGGTGCAACTGTAGAAGGAAGTTTTGGTACAGGAGGAAGCAGTGGCACGAATGGATCAGCACGTGTTGGTAACGGTGCGGGGAATGGGGGAACATACGGGGGTGGTGGTGGCAGCACAACAGGGGCAACCCCTGGACCTGGTGGTACAGGTGGCAATGGAGCAGTGCGTATTATATGGGGCACAGGACGTTCCTATCCATCTACAGGTATTGCAAATACAACTTTATAAAGATTATAAACAATGATATTTCAATTACAAATTATAAAATTAGTGCAGCAACATCAGTATAGTATGTTTTTGCATGAAATTAGAAAAGCAATATAAATTTAAATGAGAAAAATAAAATGGGTATAACTCTAGCAAATGTAACAATTAGTGGCTTTATAGACATTGAAAGCGTATTTGTTCCAACTGCTCCAACAATTGGTACCGCAGCACGTGTGAGCGGTAGTGGAACAGAAATTGATGTTCCATATACTGCCTCTGCTAACAATGGCGGTAGAATAATAACAAGTTATACAGCGGTTAGTAACCCAGGTAATATTACAGGAACTATATCACAAGCAAGTAGTGGAACTATTCGTGTAGGTGGTTTAACGCAAGGCACATCTTATACTTTTGTAGTATATGCAACAAATGGAGTTGGTAATTCACCAAATAGTGCAGCAAGTAATTCAGTCATTCCTGCAACTGTACCAACTGCTCCAACAATTGGTACACCATTGAACGTAAGCGGTAGTGGTACAGAAATAGATGTTCCCTTTACAGCATCGTCAAGTGATGGCGGATTACCTATTACAAGTTATACAGCGACAAGTACGCCTGGGTCTATTACAGGCACTATTTCACAAGCAAGTAGTGGAACTATCCGTGTAAGTGGATTAACACAAGGAACAAGTTATACATTTGTAGTAAAAGCTACTAATGTAGTAGGTGACTCACCAAATAGTGCAGCAAGTAGTGCGATTACTGCAGGTATTGTACCAACAGCACCTACTATTGGAACAGTTATACGTGTAAGTGGTAGTGGAACATCCCTTGATGTGCCGTATACAGCATCATCAAGTAATGGTGGGTTACCTATTACAAGTTATACTGCTACAAGTACACCTGGGTCTATAACAGGGACATTATCTCAAGCAAGTAGTGGAACAATACGTGTTAATGGTTTGACACAAGGAACTAGTTATACATTTGTAGTAAAAGCAACAAATGCAATAGGAGATTCACCAAATAGTGCAGCAAGTAACTCAATTGCACCTGCAGTTGTGCCAACCGCTCCAACAATTGGAACGGTTGTTAATGTAAGTGGTAGTGCAACATCAGCTAACGTACCTTATACTGCATCATCAAGTAACGGTGGTAATACAATAACAAGCTATACAGCGGTAAGTACACCTGGGTCAATTACAGGAACTATATCACAAGCAAGTAGTGGAACAATTACTGTAACAGGACTAACGCAAGGAACACAATATACATTTGTAGTGAAAGCAACTAATTCTGTGGGTGATTCACCAAATAGTGCAGCAAGTAACTCAATATATGCGGGTCTTGTAGCAAGTGCGCCAACAATTGGTACAGCAATACGTGTTAGTGGAAGTGGTACACAAATAGATGTTCCATATACAGCATCATCAAGCAATGGTGGTTCACCGATAACAAGCTATACAGCGGTAAGTACACCTGGGTCAATTACGGGGACATTGTCA